CCTTCGGACAGCAGGAATTCACCTGCGTGCATCGGTTCCTGTTTGATGGTCATGCTCGTGCTCCTTTCGCGCCGCGCGCGGTTCCAGTTTGAGCCGCTTGCCGAGCAGCCCAAATCGAGTTGGGGTCAGGTTGTTTGGCCAGCACCTTGGGCGCCGGGTCGTCCGCCAGCGGCAGACTATTGTCGATTTCAAAGCCCTTGCCGCTGGTGACAATCTTGTCGAAGAGACGCGCACGCACTGCCGCCGCATCCAGGCCGGCCGCGACATACTCGGCGCTGAATTCCGGCAGACGCGCGGCGACGCATAGGTCGTTCACCGCCTTGGCGCGAGCCAGGCCGGCGAGAACAATTTCCTCGCTTTCGAGCTGGGTAGAATTGAGCAGCGGCTCGATCAAATTGCTGATGCCCGCCGCTGTGCAGCGCTGAGTGATCATCAGTGCCAACTTGGCCGAGTCGACTACAGGCGGCACCAGCGGAGGATCGACAGGTTCAAATTCGGGATCCGGTTCAGGCGGCTCGTCGAGCTGGGCCACCAATTCAACCGGAGCGTGCTGGAACCGTTGCAACACCGCGCCTTGACCGAGGCATGCTTTGACTTTGATGCCGTCTCCAACTTCGTCTGCAAGACCAAGAGCCACCGCTTCGTTGGCAGTCAGCCAGGTTTCGGCATCAACCATTCGCCGCAGCTCGGCCTCATCGATGTCGGGCGCCTTGGCCTTATAGGCCGCGATGATCGCCTCCAAGGTTTGATCCAATACATCAGCGACACGGCGGAAGTCCTCAGCGCCACCGCCTGCATAGGTGTATGGGTTGTGGATCATCAACATGGCGTTCGCCGCGATTACAACGCGATGTGCACCGCACACGGCCACACTGGCCGCACTCGCTGCCAGTGCATCGATTCGCCCGGTGCAGCGCTCGCCCAGACGCGACAGCGCGTTGTGCATGGCCAGACCGTCGAACAGGTCGCCGCCGATACTGTTGAACGCGGCGATCACCGGAGACACACCGTCATCCATGGCACGCAGGTCCTGCACGAACTGATTGGCAGTGATGCCCCATGCGCCGATCTCGCCATAGACGAAAACCTCGATCACTCGCTCGGTGGCTTCTCCGCTGGCCTGCAAGGCGTACCAGGTCTTGTCCTGAACTTCGACGCGTTTGCCTGCGCGGTTGTAAATGCGCGGTCGCGCTTGTTTACTCATGGTTGCTCCTTGTCGTCGTTGTCTTCGACGGCATCAAGGGTGTTGTAGTTGAGGCCAAGTTTTGTGGCCCGTGCCAGATCGGCAGCGTTTTCCAGATCGACCGTTTCGGCGTCGTAGCCGGTTCGCAGCACCATCTCGCTGCGAGAAGAAAACCCGGCTTGCACTTCCATACGGCGTGCCTGCACGTCCTGCACCGGCTGGATATAGGCCCAGCCTTGGGGCACCCAGCGGGTCCGCAGGTACTGGCGGCGTTTCTGTGCGTAATCGTCCAGCACCAGGACGCCCGAAAGCACAGCCATATCCATCCACGCTGCTCGTACTGGGCGGCAGAGTTGATGGACGTACACGCTGAACTGCAGTTGTTCCAGGCGGCGCCGAAACTCGTTGAGTACCACCCGAAGTGCTCGGTCGTTGATTCCGCGCATGTCGCCGGTGAGGATCTCGTAAGGCGTACCCGACCCCGCCGCCGCAGCCATCAGTTGTTGCCGCATGAAGTCCGGGTAATTGTTGCCAGCGTCTGGCGGTTTGGAGAACTCAACCTCCTCTCCCGCGCCCAGTTCCTGCATGGTGCCGGGTTCGAGCGCGACCATCGGCGTGAAGCCGTCTCGATCCAGATCGAGCGGCTGACCGGTCACCGGATCTCTGGGAAGGGGTCCCGAGTCCGGCGCTGGACGCTTGATGAAACCGGCAAACAGGTTGGCCACCTCTTGGCGGAACAACACCGCGTCGTCGTAATTGTCGAGGCTGCGCAGGCGCTTGAGCACCGGCGACAATCGCGGCACGCCGCGCAATTGGCCTGGCTCAACGGGTTCAAAGATGTGCAGCACCTGGGTCGCCGGCACGCGGACCAACTGGTTGTAACCGGCGTTCAGCGAGGCAGCATCGCGCGGATGCGACAGGTACATCCAGTACGCCACCCTCTTCCCGCCGGGGGTGAACTCGATCCCAGCGCGGATGACATTGCCGTTTTTGGTGGATTCGAATTTGTCGTGCGGCACAAATTCCGGTGCGAGGATCTGCAGCTGCAGCGGAACGGCCAAGCCCTCATCAAGCCCGCGCGGACGCAACCGTACGAAGCACTCGCCCGAGGTTTCAACCGTGCGTGCTACCAGCGCCTGTTGGCCGTAGAAGTCGGTGCGATCATCCGCGTCCGACTCATCGACCCAATCCCCCCACAGTTCCTGAAGTAGCTTGCGCAAGGCATCGTCATCAGTCGTCGGCCGAGGTGTGATGCCCGTGCCGATCAGGTTGCTGACGCGCTTGTCGATGACGTTGAAGGCGTAAGGGTCGTTGCGAACCGCTGCCCGAGAACGCGACCGGAGATTGCGCAGGGCCGGCGTGTTGATGCTGTTGATCCCGTTGTCGGGAGCGTCCCAGCCAGTGGAGCGGCGCCCTTCTCCAGCGCCTTCGTAACTGGCCTTGATGTTGGACGGCAGGACAAATCCGTTACGGGTCAGCGTTGGGAAGTGTCGGGCCATCAGACCCCCTTCCCTGCATGGTACAGCCGGACCACACGTGAACGTGGCCCAGCTGCACTTGCCAACGACAAGCGTATTTCCTCGCGCGCCTTGAGCAGTTCATCGACCGTGCGGTATTCCACGGTACGGTCGGTGTAGCGCACAGTTTTCTCACCGCGAGCAATGGCCGCCTCAACCGCGTCGAGGTGCTTTTTCGTAAAGGACATATCAGCGTCTCTTCAGGTAGCCGCTGGCAGAGCTGCGGCGTTGAGGGGGTGCTGCCGGTCGCGCTTGCGTAACCGGTGCAGCGGGTGGTGGTGCGGGCTGGGCTTGGCGTACAGCAGCAGGCGCCGGTGTTTGCTCAACATCAAGTCGCTCGCCCTGAACAGGCTTGATGCTCAAGGCGTCATCGAACAAACCGGACTGGGCCAGGGCTTGTCGCACCCGGTCCCAATCGTGTTCCTGGTAGCGGTTGATGCCGAGGTAATGCGCCATGGCGAGGCAGTACACCATCAGGTCGAGCGCTTCGTTGCGCTCGGCCTTTCCCTTCACCCATTCGATGCGCTTGTGGCCGCGCACGTAGCGCACGACTTTGCGTTCGGCGACGCACTGGGCGAAGAATTCGTCCGGCAGGTCGTTGGCAAAGTGCAGCGATCCCGGACCGTCTGGGAATGGATAGCGGTTGTAGATCCAGTCTTTGGCGGTGTCGGTGCCGACGAACCACAGCTCGGCGCCGTTGCGTTCGGTCTGGCCCTTCCATGTCACGTCGACCATGGACGGGCGCTGTGCAATCACCGGTCGGCCCGGCTTGCTCGCGCCTTTGATGGCGAAGATGTTGCGCCAGCGACGAACGCGGCAGAACTGGTAGACCTCATCGGTGTGGTGACCACCGGAGTCGACGCCCACGGCGAGAATCGCCAAACCCAAACCACAAGGATGCCGGTAACGAGCTTTGAGTTTCTCGTCCAGCACTGCCCAGGTGCGTTCGTCTGCCGGGTCGCCCCAGATGATCTGGTGGTCGACCACCCAGCGCTCCATGCCGACGCCGAAGCCCATCACCATCAGTTCCAGACGATTGGCCTGGACGTCGACGGCACCGGTCAGCATCAGAACACCGACCGGCATCGCGCCGAGGGTGTAATTCTCCAGCCGTGCCCGAGCGATCAGTACTTCCGCCTTGGTCTGTTCGAGTGCGCTGTCCCATACCTTGGCAAGACGCGTGTTGTAGAACACTTGCATCAGGCTGGTATCACCTTGAGCCTGGGCTTTTTTGGCGTCCTCAAATTCGATTGCAAGCGAAGCCCAGTCCATCCATCCGGTCGGCGAGTACAGCGCGTTGAGATGAAAGCCAACGGTCTTGCCGTCGCCAGCCGCATGGGCGCGCCACTCGCCTCGGGCAAGCATGTCGCTCTTATGGTGTTCCTCGATGAGCACGTCGCACTCAGGCGCTGCACACTCGTAATGCACAGTGCTGAAGTCCTTGCTGTAATGCAGCCGCTCCCACTCCAGCACCTGCATGTGACCGCAGTTAGGACACGGCACGTAGTAATGCCGCTGGTCGCTGGACTCAAACAGATCCGAAATCCGCGAGGCGCCCTTGATCGTTGGCGAGCTGGAAAAGTAGATCTTGGCGTTACGACCGAAGTTGGTGGCCCGAGTCTCAGCCAAACGAATGGGATCACCTTCTTGGCCGACGTCGTTCTCCCAACGATCAACCTCATCGCCGTAGATGTAACGTGCCGATAGCTCAGACAGGTTGGCCGCGGAACCAGCGGTGGTGACGTACAGCGAACCACCCTCGAATTCCTTGGTGTCCATCGTGTTGCGCGCGTCCCGCGAACGGGTGGCAGCAACTCTCTCGCGCAGCACTGGTGTGGCCTTGATAGTTTTGCTGATTCGTCCCGAGACCCGTTTGGAAAGGCTCAGGCTCGGCAGCAGCGCCAAGATGTTGGACGGCGCCATGTGAATCAGGCCGCCCATCCAGTTCAGAGCGATCTGGGTTTTCATTAACTGCGAGGCCACCATGGTGACCACGCGTCTGCAAGGGTGAGCCGGCGACAGGCAGCGCATTGGCTCGCGGGCATAAGGTGTCCGTGAAGTGCGGTACTGGCCGGGCTCAGGGGCACCGGTGTCACGCGGGATCCGCATGTACTCGTCGGCCCATTCATCGATCCAGAGATCGGGGTCTGGGCGCAGTCCACGGAAATAAGCCTCACGGTACACCTCTGCACCGTCAGGAAATTCCGTGTGCATGGGTTCAGTCCATAGTCATGGCGTGGTCAAGGTCCGCTGCGGAGAGGCGCTCGGCTTCTTCCAGCGTTCGGCGGAAGGTGGCGGTCAGGTGTTTTTCGATCAGCCAAGGATCGGTCATGGCCGCCAGGTCATGGGACAGTTGCGGTAGCGGACCGAAAAGCTGATCGCGCAACAAGCGGCCGGCGTTGTAGGCACCAGTTTCGACTGCCTCCTTGGAGACCAGCGCGCCTTGGGCTTTGCCGAGCTCGATCTCCGCGAGCTTGGCCATGTTGTGCTCGCGCAGGGCGCGGGCCTTCTGGAAGTCGGGGAGCTTGCCGTCGACGGTAAGCACCTGCGGCGGCGCAGCCGTGGAAGTCGGCTCGGCCTGGGTGGACAGTTGGCTGTAAACGTCACGCTGAATCCGGTCCTGCTGGTGTCGTTCGGCGACGGCGACCTTGCTCGGGTCGGCGGTGTCACGAATCAGCGCTTCGGTGGCATGCACATCAACCTGTTTGCCGTTGGGCGATAGCACCAGACGGTTGTTGTCTTTCAGCCAGGTGATGTAACTCGGCGACCTGCCGAGCCGGGCCGCGAAGGCGCTCTTGGACAGGTAGGTTGGTTCTGTCATGAGCCCTCCTTTTTCAACGTATTTCAATGAATCCTTTCAAGATTTCAATGATTGAAATTTCAGTAAGCTGGGGGCGCTCCCGCTAACAGTTTCCCGCGGGTTTCCGACCCCGTGTCCTTCAGATACCCCTAGGGTCCCCGGCGGTTTTCGACGCCCCAGATCGGCGCATCACCCCTGCGTGCCCCCGGTGGGCGGGACTTCGCTGACGCCCAGACGCTTCGCAGCCCATCGTTCGTACAATCCGATGGCCACATCCGCGCCGGCCATCGCCGTGAGGCATCCCAAGGCGCCCGCCGTCCAGATCGTCATGCCGGCCGCGATCATCAACATCATCGCTGTCACCCCGCAGACAATGCAGGCCCCGGACCGAAGCACGAGCCTGCGCAACAACGCCCAGCCCCGCGCCCCATCCTTGTCGGCCCGCCACATCTCCCCCGATACGCCACCGACCAGAGCCAGGACGATCACTAACCAGATCGGCATTTCTGCCAGTGCTTGTTGCTCGCTTGTCATCGCCTACCTCATGAACGCAAAAACCCGGCGCAATGGCCGGGTTTGGTGGTGTGGTGCCTGCAGCTCTCTGCGGTCGCACCTATCGAAGATGACTACTTTTTACAGGTCGATTCCGGTGGCAGCAACCCTGTTTTAATGCCACCCGGTGAATAAGTGGGTAACGCAGGGT